CAGGGGATACGGTTTTTGGATTTGTTTCGTCATATAAAAACAATAAATTTACTGGTATAGAATTAAGGCAAGAGCAAGTGGATTTTAACAATAAAACAACGACAGAAAGAGCGAATTATATTTGTGATGATGGAAGAAATGTAATAGAACATATCAAAGAAGATAGTAAAGATTTGTTTTTTAGTTGTCCACCTTATTATGATTTAGAAGTATACAGTGAAAAAGAAAATGATGCAAGTAATCAAGAAACATATGAAGAGTTTTATGAAATATTGGATGTAGCTTTCAAAAATAGTATAAAATGTTTAAAAGATAATAGGTTTGCTGTTGTAGTTGCAGGTGATGTAAGAAATAAAAAAACTGGTGAATATTATGATTTTATAACTGATATAAAAAACACATTTAAAAACAATGGTATGAAATTATATAATGATTTAATTTTACTTGATAGTATAGGAACGGCAGCACTTAGAGCTAATCGATTTTCTGTAAGTAGAAAAAATGTAAAGATACATCAAAATGTATTGGTTTTTTATAAAGGGGATACAAACAACATAAAAAAAGAATTCTACAATATACAGGAGGTTTATTTTGAAAGCGATGATATGGAATAATAAATATTGGGTGAAAGAAACAGATCCAGATAAATTAAAAAAATGGTATGAGAAGTTATTGTTAAAAAGCGGATTTAAGATATTGAAAGTTGTAGAATATCATTTTAAACCACAAGGGTATACAGCTTTATTTTTATTAGCTGAAAGCCATTTAGCAATACACACTTTCCCAGAAGAGAACAAAAGCTATATTGAAATTTCAAGTTGCATAGAAGATAAATATAGAAGATTTATAAATGAAGAAAATAGCAAACTGATGAGAAAAACAGAACTTATAAAGTAGGGGATAACAATGGCAAAATCTAAATATAAAGAATGGCTAGAACCTCAAAACCTATTGAGGATTCAAGGTTGGGCTATGGATGGACTGACGGAAGCACAGATTTGTCATAATATGGGTATTAGCACTGTTACATTATGGGAATGGAAAAAGAAATATCCTAATATATCTAATGTCTTAAAAGTGAACAAAGATATAGCAGACAGACAGGTTGAAAATGCATTATTTAAAGCTGCAAAAGAGGGGAACATTACAGCACAGATATTTTGGTTGAAGAATAGGAAGCGGAAAGAATGGCGAGACAAACAGGAGCTAGAACATAGCGGTAAAATAGATTCAAGTATTAAATTCATACCTGTCAAGAAAGGGAAATAATGGATATAGAGTATAATGATATATATTCTCATATAGTAGAAACAGATGCCAGAGTTATTGTGAATTATGGTGGACGTGACAGCGGCAAGAGTTATTTTGTAGGTGGGCAGTATTTTCCTATGATGATGATGCAAGATGGTTATTTCAGAGGAATGGTAGTAAAGAAAACTTACACAAGTTGTAAGGATTCTGTTTTCAAAGAAATAACAGATGGAATCACGGTAATGGAGCAAGACCACAATTTCAACAGTCTGAAAAGCCCATTAGAAATTAAATGTAAAAACGGGAACACAACAATATTTAGAGGTTTAGATAACCCAACAAATTTGAAGTCAATAAAAGGCATAAATTGTATCTGGGTTGAGGAATCAGAGGATTTAACAGAGGTTGAGTTTGAAAACTTAATGATATTATTAAGAGGAAAAGGAAAACAAAAAATAATATTGACATTTAATCCAATTGACGAGGAACATTTCACTAATGGAAGGTTTGTAAAATCAAAGAAAGATAAAGTATTGGAAACATTTGAAGATGGTGAGCCAAAAGTTTGGGAGATAAATATATCAGAAAAAATAGATGGTGAGTTGGTAGGGTATAAAATACTTGTAATATGTTCTACTTATAATGATAATGCTTTTATAGAGCCACAAAGAAAATTAGTAATAGAGAAATTGAAAGACACTAATCCATTTTTGTATGAAGTGTATAGGAGAGGTAAATTTGGTACTAGAGGTGGATTAATATTAACAAATGTAGAACAGGTTGACTTTGATGAAAAGAAACTCAATTTTAGATTGTTTGATAATAGAGGATATAGCCAAGATTTCGGATTCAATCATTATAATGCTATTTTATCAGTAGCTGAAAAGGATAATTGCTTGTATGTATTTGATGAAATATATGTTAATGAAAAAACCACGAGTGATATTTTGGAATTAGCGGATAGAAAACATTTAGAGAAAAGATTAAATATGATTTGTGATTGTGCAGAACCAGATAAGATTATAGACTGGCAAAGATCTGGATACAATGCCAGAGGAGTAAAAAAGTATGCAGGAAGTGTAAATGACCAAATAAATTATTTACAAAAGTTTGATAAAATATATATTAATGTAAAATGTGTTAATACTTGGAAAGAGGCGAGAGCCTGGATGTGGAAACAAAACAAGCAAGGGAAATTCACAGATGATCCAGTAGACGTTTTTGATGATGCTATGGCAGCGTTGAGATATAGCAAAGATTTATTCAGTTCATCACAGGGTGGAATTGCTTGGGCGAAAGGGAAAAAGAGGGGGTAATTATGAAAAAAATAATATTAATACTGTGTACATGTGCAATATTAATAACAGGATGTAAGGAAGATAAATTAATAGCGGATGCATCACACACTTCATATGAATTATCTGAAATAACACAAGGATATAATAATAATTCAGTTGTCGAAGGAATTATTATAAATACTGGTGATTCTACTATGTATGATGTTATAATCAGTTGTGTGATAATAGAAAATGGTTATGAGTTTGTTGGATTCGGGGCTATAAACGAAAATGAAATAAGTGCAGGTGATTCCGCAAGATTTTATATATCAATGCCGAATGGAACCGTACACATTAACAAAGCAGACAAAATATTATACAAAGTATATTTTGATTAACGGGAGGGGAAAGTGGCAGAGAATATTAAGATAGATAAGGAAAAGTTAACTCAGGAACAAAGCAACAGGTTAGGACAGGTGTTTAATACTATATTTACTGCTTTATCAAGTTGTGACTGGAATTTTACACCAACGGAAATAGAAAAAATGCTGGTTGATATTGATATCAAGGGCAATATAGATCAGATCAAAAGAAGCGTGAACTCAAAGATATTATCTATTAAAGGTGATGATGGCAAGTTCAAGGATTCTTTGATAGAACAATTCGATAATATTAATCTTAACAATACAATTGATGTGATTATTGATTCAAAATTTAAAGGTTATTCTGTGCAAGAAATAATATACAATGACGATTTAACAATGAATAAGCTGAAAGAAAAGCCAAATAGTTGGTATTATCAATGTTGGAATGACGAGTTAGAAAGATACGAATGGGTTTTGACGTATGGAAATGGTGGAATATCTGGGGTCAACGCAGACTCACAACTTCCTCTAGGAAAATACTTAATACCAATGAATAGACCAACAGACATACAGATCAATGGCAGGAGTGAATTAGAGCCGTTATACAAGTTTTGGAAAATTAAGAATAATGCACTAGATTATGCAAATGAAATAGTAGAGAAATATGGTGGTATCATTACTTGGTTTGTATATAATCAAGATACTAGCAATGGTGACCTAGATAATATGGTAGAAGGTATCAAAGCAATAGCATCTGGCAGTGTTATGGCTATTCCAAAGAACCCAGGAGAAATGCAAGGATTGAACCACGATTTTGGGTTCATATCACTTGAAAATCTTACAAACGACATGCATATGGATACTGTTGACAAATGCGAAAAGAAAATATCACAATACTTGCTAGGAAGTTCAATTACATATACAGCTGGCGAAAGTGGTAGTTATAGTAGTGGAGAGGTTGGGAAAGAGCTATTAGATAGCGTTGTGGATTCATATACAAAATATGTCGAAGAGTGGATTGAATATTTAGTGTATTATCAATCACTAATATTTGGATTCAATTACAAAGACTACATTGTCAGCTTAGATGAAAAACCAAATTTGAATGGAATACAAGAGTTGAACAATAAGAAAATAGAAAATTACAAAGGTATCAAGGATCTGGGGTATCAAGTCAGCATAGAATATATATCAAAAGAAACTGGGATACCGATAGAGGAATTGTCAATTTTAGAAATGCAACCTTTGATTGAGTTTGAAAAAAAAAAGACTTTAAACGATATAAAAAGCCGTGATATACAAATAGATGAAGATTTACAGAAGGTAACACAGAAAAAAATTAGTTTAATTTCCGCACAAATTGCAAAGCAATACAAAGAAAAATACAGCAAAATCAAGAGTAAATCAGATATAG